TGCTGCTGTTACTCTTACAACTACTTACGATGATGCTGATATAACTGCACTTGCTGCACAGACTGGTACTGGGTACATGGTCAGAACGCAAGCAAACACTTATGCTCATAGAACATTTGGTGTTACAGCTAACTCTGGTATTACACTTACTAATGCTGATGGTGTTTCTGGTAACACAACAATTAACGTTGCTTCTGCAAGTACAAACGCTGCAAACAACTTAGTCATTCGTGACGGATCTGGTGACTTTGCTGCTAATGAGATTACATCAGATTTAGTTGGTAATCTTACAGGTGCTACTTCTACTGCTAAGGATCTTAATCCTGCTGCAGATAGCACATACGATCTTGGTACATCTTCTGTTAGATGGCAAGGAATCTTTGCAGATGCTGCAAATATAACTGCTATTACTGGTGCTTTAACTGGTAATGTAACTGGTCAAGTTTCAGATATTTCCAACCACGATACAGGTGCTTTATCAGAAGGGTCTAATTTATACTTCACTAACGAACGTGTAGATGACAGAGTTAATGCTCTTATAGTTGCTGGTACAGGTATCACTAAGGTTTATGATGATGCTGCTGGAACGTATACTCTTACAGTTACACAGGCAGATGTAAATACTGATAACGTAACAGAAGGTTCTACTAACCTATTCACAACTGCTGCAAGGACTAGAACTCACTTCACATATGGTACAGGTATTACACATGATGGTTCAGGTGCTCTTTCTGTAACTCAGTCTGACATTAATACAGATAATGTAACAGAGGGATCAACAAATCTATTCACAACTGCTGCTAGGACACGTACTCACTTTACCTACGGCACAGGTATCACACATAATAGTGGTACTCTTAGTGTTACTCAGTCAGACATTAATACTGATAATATTACTGAAGGATCTACTAATTTATTCTTCACTGACGCTAGAGCAGATGCACGTATTGCTGCTGCTGATACTGATGACTTATCTGAAGGTTCAACAAATCTTTATTACACAGACACAAGAGCAAATGCAAGAGTTGCAGCTGCTACTGGAGCAAACTTAGATTTATCAAGTAAATCTACAAGTGATCTTTCTGAAGGAACTAATCAATATTATACAGAGGCAAGAGTACAAGCAAAACTTGATAATGCGTTTGAGCAACTTAGTGCAATGCTTAATAACCTTGCAACTTCAACTACATTAGTGTTGAATCTATCTGGAGATCCTACTCCTGGATCTGTTGTAACTCTTGGATCCATTAGTAATAATGGTGTTGGTGGATTTAGTAATGCAACTGGAGTTGCTACGAGTGGAGGTACTGGTTCTGGGTTAACTGTTGATGTTAGTGTAACTGGTGATGTTATATCATCTCTTGCATTAAATGCTGCTGGTTCTGGGTATGTAATTGGTGATACATTAACTATTACCAACCCTAATCTTGGTGGTGTTGATGCTCTTAACTTGGGTACATTATCAGGTGGTACTGGATATAGTAATGCAACTGGTGTTGCAGTGACAGGTGGTGGTGGATCTTCATGTACTGTTGATATTACAACCTCTGCTGGTGCAATCACTAACGTTACTATCAATGATGCTGGTACTGGATTTACTGCTGGAGATACTCTAACAATCGCTAATGCTAATGCTTCAGGCATTAAGACTACAGGAAACGTTGGTGCTGCTGATGCATTAAGAACTCCTGGTACATATAGTATTGGTGCTTCTGATTATGGTACAGGTGGATCTGGTAGTGCAGCAACATTTACTGTTGTAATTGCAGTTGGTGGTGGAGCAACTATTGTTGTTACTGATGATGGTACAGGATTCGTTGCTGATGAAACAGTAACTATTGCTGACGCACAATTAGGTGGTGGCGGTGCTGCTGATCTTACCTTTGATGTTACAGCAATTCATGGTAACGGTGCAACTGTTGATGTTTCAACCGTATTCGTTAATGCAACCTTCGCACTTGCTGATATCACAACGATGGAAGTTGGTGCAACAGTTACAGGTGGTACTTCAGGTTCAACAGGAGTTATCACTGCTTTAGGTGCTACTTCAGTCACCGTTGATAATGTTGATGGATTCTTCAAGAAAGGAGAAACCGTTGGTGCTAATGATGTTACTAATTTGACTATCCAATCATTCGCTTAAGATAAATGTCAGCTACAAGACCAGCCACTAAAACTGAGATAAAGGATTATGCTTTACGTAGGTTAGGATATCCTACGATAGATATCAACGTTGCAACTGAGCAATTAGATGACTTAGTGGAAGAAGCAATTGATTACTATCAAGAATATCATTATAACGGAAGTTATAAAGCTTGGATGAAAATTGAGGTTACTGATGCAATTAAAACTGCAGCTCAATCAGAAACACAACAAGGAGCAACTGATTGGTATGGTGTTAACAATTATGTTTCTACACCTCCAGGAATGTTAGGTGTTAATCATGTTTATACACAGATTGGTGCTTCAAGTATAGTTCCAGGAAATATATTTAATATTAAGTACCAGATATTTTTGAATGATATCTATGCTATGACTCATGGTCATATCCTACATTACTTTATGACTTCTCAATATCTTGAGACTTTGGATTGGGTAACTAATTCTCAACAGAATCGTAGAGTTAAATGGAATGAGCATCAAGGTAAATTACATCTTGATATGGATTGGGATGAATTTACTGCAGGTGATTTCATTCTTGTAGATTGTACTATGAGACAAGACCCAGAAACTTATACATCAATGTATAACGATAACTGGTTGAAGGATTATGTTGAGGCATTATTCCAACAACAGTGGGGTCGTAATTTGAGTAAGTATGATGGTATACAAATGTTAGGTGGTGTTACTTTAAATGGTCGTCAGATCTTAGAGGATGCATCTACATTTAAAACAGATCTTGAAAAAGAATTACGTGATCGTTATGAGTTACCACCATTGGATTTAATAGGTTAATATGGCATATTCTAATTCACCAGCACAGGATTATGTACAGTCTGACTATACTAATTCTGCTAGATTAAACATTAATGGTTCTGCTCAAGAGCAGAAGTTCATGGAAAACCTAGTTGTAGAAAGCATTGAAATTTACGGGCAAGATATTTACTACGTGCCGAGAACTATTGTCAACCGTGATAACGTCTTCGGAGAGGACTCTGATGGCAAATTTGAAAGTGCCAAAGCGATTCGTGCCTATGTCAATAATGTTGAAGGATGGGAAGGACAAGGCGAGCTTCTTACGAAGTTTGGAATCCGCATCGAGGATAAGACAACGTTTATATTCTCCCGTGAAAAATTTAAAGAAAAGGTTGATGACTCGACTGTACTCAATGTCGAAGGAAGACCCAACGAAGGGGATTTAATTTGGTTCCCTATAACAAAACATTTATTTGAAATTAAGTTTGTAGAAGTCGAACGTCCTTTCTATCAGTTAGGTAAAGGATATGTTTGGGAATGTCAGTGCGAACTCTTCGAGTACAGCGACGAGGAGATTGATACTGGTATTACAGATCTTGATGCTATCGAGACTGCCTTTGCTAATGCAATTACAGTCGGTCTCGTAGCAGGTGGTAGTGGAGACTTTACTGTTGGTGAGACAGTAACTGGTGGTAGTTCTAATGTAACTGCTGAGGTTAAGTCTTGGGATTCTGCTTCTAGGACTCTTATTGTTATTAATCGTTCTGGTACGTTTACTATACCAGAAACACTTACAGGAGGTACTTCAAGTGCATCTTGGACAACGGCTACATATAATACAGTAGATAATAAAAATATTACCTACGATCAAAACTATGAGTTTGAGACAGCTGACAACGATATTATCGACTTCTCTGAATCTAACCCATTTGGTACAGTCGCATCATCCACTGACTTGACAATCTAATGTTAGGAAATTATTCATATCACGAGATATTCAGAAAGACTATTGTTGCTTTCGGAACAATGTTTAATAACATTGAAATACGTCGCCAAGATGAGGTGATGAAAGTTCCCTTGGCATATGGACCTAAGCAGAAATTTTTAGCTCGTTTGGATCAGAACCCAGATCCTACAAACAAAAGGGTTCAAATTACTTTACCTAGATTATCATTTGAGATATCAGGTGTGTCTTATGATCCAGGTAGAAAGGTTTCACCTACACAAAAAATTAAATTTAAGAAGGATGTTAATGAGAACAAGAATGCTTTCATGCCTGTTCCATATAATATAAATTTTGAATTAGCAATTATATCTAAAAATCAAGATGACGGATTACAGATCATTGAACAAATTCTTCCGTACTTTCAACCTCATTATAATCTCTCAGTTAAACTCGCAACGTCAATCGGGGAGACCAAGGATGTCCCAGTAGTTTTACAGGACATATCTTATGAAGATGATTATGAGGGAGACTTTACTAATCGTAGAGCAATAATTTATACATTACAATTTGTTGCTAAGACTTATCTATACGGTCCTATTACAGATTCCAAGACTATCAAGAAGTCTATTACAGATTACTATACAAGTACAGATACAACAAAGGCTCCAAGAGAAAAGAGATATACAGTTACACCTACTGCGTTAACAGATCAAGATGGAGTAGGACTTACTACTCTTACTGCTGCAATGGATGTAAATGATGGTATAATATCTGTAGCTAGTGTATCATCTCTAGAACAAGGAGTTGATATTCAGATTGGTACTGAGGTTATGCATATCAACAGAGTTGTTGGTAGCACCCTTCATGTCAGTCGAGGATGGAATAACACAACCATTGCAGGACATCAGAACGGTGCAGCTATTCTCAAGATAGATGAGGATGATGCAGCACTACTTGATTCTGATGATGACTTTGGATTTGGTGAGTTGTTCTCAGACTTTACTGATATGAAGAAACGCAATCCTGTTAGCGGTCAAGACGAAACAATTTAAATTATGGCAAAAATTGAAACTCTCTATCCCACAGCCATGTATGTGGAAGATAGGATAGGGAACTTTGATAATGTTCAAGAAGAAATGAAAGAATGCCTAAAGGGTGTTAAGTTCTCATTCCATGAAGGTTGGGGAACTCATTGGCTTTCTAATTTAGAATTTACAGAGAATACATTACTACAATCTATGCCTTTATTTGCTGAAGAGTTATCTAAGCACATAGAGGCATATTGTAATGCAATGAAGTTTTTTGATAAGACTTATGTTGAGATAATATCTTCATGGTTTTCTAAATTTAAAAAGGGTAATCATGCACACATACACAATCATAAGGGTGCTGATATAAGTGGTGTATATTATTTTAAAAGCACTGGTGATGATGGTAAGATATTCTTTACTACACCTAATCAGTATACTGAGATGAGTGATGTATGGTCATCTGACAGATTTAGTCATTCATCTGATGAAGGTAAATTACTTTTATTTCCTGGGTATTTAAAACATGGAGTTACTACTAACATAACTAGTAGTACAAGAATAAGTTTTTCTTTTAATCTCAAAGTACATGAGTGGGTAAATGAATAAAGATTTCTCTGGATTGGAAAAAGCATTTGGTGAAGAACCATCTGAATTAGAAAAGCATGTAGAACAAACAAAGGGTCTTAAAAAAAGTCAGACACCTGATGTACAACAAGATTATGAAATTTCTCGTGCTCAGTTGCACAACCTAGTAATGAAAGGACAGGAGGCAGTAGATGGTATACTTGATGTGGCACGAGCAAGTGATCATCCACGTGCTTATGAAGTTGCTGCAACGACAATCAAAGCAGTGGGAGATGTAGCAGATAAATTAATAGATTTGCAAACTAAGATGAAAGAGTTGGATAAGGAAGATAAGAAAGGACCAACTAATGTAACGAATGCTATGTTTGTTGGGAGTACATCCGACTTACAGAAGATGTTAAAAAACATAAATAAGACAGAAGAAACTACATAGACACGACATGACAGTCCTCAACGTATTAAGTACCAACAGTGTAGCTGCTGGTGCTAGTGAATATCAAACAGTACAAACTGGCTATTACAGAGTTGGTTCCACTGCTGGTGCTGCTACCGTTTCCTTTAATGGTGGTCCTGCTATTACCTTAGTTCAGAATGAATTCATTCTTATTAAGGGTTGCAAACCTGGTACAGCAAAGATCGTTAAGGGTGTTTCTGATGCTACAGGCGACTACTATGTCGGTGAGCATATTCAAGATACATCTGCAAATCATCCATTCTCTGTGGGAGATTATATTGCAGTTGTAGATGATAGTACATCTCCAACAATTGATAGTAATTTTCTTTCTGCTGGTACTGCTGGTAAAAAGATTACTGCAGTTTCGGGTACTAATATATTAACTACTGACGTAGATTCTTCTAGTGCTAGTGCCGATTACACCTGGTCATCAGGTAGAAAAGCATTAATACAACGTGCTGTTAAGATAACAGCTGCCACTAGTGCAGTTATTGTCGAAGAAGTCCAAGTGGTTGGAGGCTAAGATGCCTCTTGTTAATCAAAAGGCAGAGAAGATTGTTAGAGGGATGAAGTCACAAAGTGGTCATCGCTTTAAGAAACTTTATGGAAAACGTGACAAAGAAGTTATGTATGCTACTGCCAATAAGTTAGCACAAAAAGAACAATTAAAAGTTATGTACTATAAAGACTTTATTAAACTCGTCGAGGGTAATCCTACTACACGTATGCTCACCAAGTCTAAGACAAAGGTGACTGGTAATATTTCTGCGGATCGTGGTAGTGATGAAAAAAAGAATCGAGAGAAACGTAAAGGTCTTGAAAAGGATTTGAAAAAGAAAGGTATTGGATATAAGAAGGGTGTAGGTGAATACAAATATAAATCTGATGATGGAAAAGAAGGGACTGGAAGAGAGGTCTCTTACCAAACAAGCAAA